CTGGCGACAGCGGCGCCTAAGCTCGCGATCATCAGGGAGGCTGTCAGGAATCGCTTCAGCGGCATGGTCTCTCTCCTCTTGCCGGTTGCGGATGGTGGTGGTGTCGGTGTGGCGCTCGCCAGCGGCGGTTTCCCGGGCGCTGGAGGCCCTTGCTTCGGTCTTGCGGGTCTCGGTCGCCTGGCGGTCCCGCTCGCCCTGTGCGGCCCTGTGGGCGCAGTAGCCGCCGAACAGCAGGAAAGCCGAGAGAACGGCGATGATGATCCATGCCTTAGGCGTCAGGGCGCGGAAGATGCGGAGGTCGATCATCGGCTCCGCTCCGCCTTCACGGCATCCGCCATGGCGAGGATCACGTCGTCCGTCAGCCCGGCGATTGCCTGTCTGTCGTCCCGCTGACTGGCCTGGTCGCGGTGCAGGGTCCACTCGACCGCGCCGTCATAGGTGCGGGCCTTCACGAGGCGCAGGGGCTGATTATGGCGGGTCTTGCCCACCGCGTATTCGATCTTCGCCGGGATCATCGGACCAACTCGAAGTGCGGGCCGTCAGTGAAGGCCTTCTTGCCTGCCTTGCGACGCGCGGCGCCGTAAGCATTCACAGCGGCCTCCATAGCTGCAGGTGTGTCGCCCTTGATCTGCGACAACTCCTGCCAGCATCCGCCCCACTTCACTCGGAGATTCATCTCGGCCGCAGCCCGCTTCGCCGCCGCCGCGATGACGTAGATGGGCGGCCATTCCCACCGCAGCTTTCCATTGATGAACGGCACCAGATCGCCAGCATGACCCCAGCCGTCCGACTGTTTCAGGTGTTTGCCATTCATGGTCTGGGAGACGCCGGTGCGGACATACTCCCGCTGCTCGGCCTCGGATCGTAGCCCGTCATGAACGCCGAAATCCTGCGTTGAATACTTCAGCGTCAGTTCGACGAAGCGAACAAAGTCGGGATGCACTCCGACGAGTTCGGCGCGCGACTTCGCGCCCAGCACATACGGCATGGTCAGTCTCCAGATTGTCGAGGGGATGGATGCGAAACGGCGTTCGCATGTGCTTAGGTCGTCGCCATGCCGATGAAGCACGACGAGGGAAGCCCGCTGTGGGGCGCGCCAGAGCCGAAATGGCCCGGCAAGATCAGGATCGCCGTCATGGTCGCGATCAGCTTCGCCCTGTGGGCGGCTATCGCGGGTGGGGTCTATTGGCTGACCCGGTTGATCGCGGGATAGAGGCGAACCCGGTTCGTCACTCGGCCGCTTGATCGACCAACGGCGCGGTCGGCGGTGGCGGTCCAGCGCCGGCGATCTGCGCCAAGGCGGCGGTGGACGCCTTGGTCGTTTCTGCGGCGGCCTCGGCCGCCTGTTTGGCGCCGACGTTGTTGCCCCACCGAAAGGCGCCATAGGCTACGGGAACGCCCAGGATCGCGGTGACGAGGCTGGCGATGATTGGCAGATGGTCGGTCGGAATGCCGGGCAACAGCATCAACCCCGCTCCCAGCCCGGACACCATGACCAGGCAGGCGATGACGACGATGGCGTCCAGCGTTTCATAGTTTCGGTGCATCTCAATCCTCCAATCGGGCACGGGCTTCGATGACGGCCTTCAGCTGGCGGATTTCGCCCTCCTGCTGAACCGACTTGTCGTTGGCGGCGTCGCGCTCGGCCCGAAGGCGCAGCACGTCGGCATGGGCGATCTCCAGCTGGGCCTTCTGATCAGCCAGCAGGCGATCCTTGACCGCCTCACGGGCGACCGCCGCGCGAACCTCGGCCTCCGCTTCGGCGACGCGCTGACGAAACTCGTTCAACGTCTCCTGCATCCGCTCGATCTCTTCGCGTAGGGACGCCGTGGTGCCGGTGAAAGCGCTGGCGATGGAGGCGATGACCGCCGCCTCGCCCGTCGCTTCATCCTTCGCAGCCGTCGCCGCGACCGCCCGGCCGGACGGACGCCCCGCCAGGGCGGTCAGAACGCCGCCCAGGCCGAGCGCGCTCAACAGCGCCAGTATCCCGGTCCAGGACGAGAATGGGGTCGCAATCTCTTCGGGCATCCGCCCCTCCGATAGTCAGGCCGTAGTGGAACAGCCGTTGGGCGGCTTGGGTTAGGTCAGGGCTGCGGCGTCGCCGCATTCATCGCGGACAGGCTCCGCACCCGATCATCGAGCGTCTGAAGAACCTGTGCTGTGCTGAAGACGAGGTTCGGCAGGCTGGGGTCGATCTCGCCCAATGTGGCGTAGTTGGCGCGCATGGCGGAGATCAGCGCGGCGACTGCGCCGCCCTCCGGCGTCGAGCCAAGGCCGGCGTCGGTGAAGGGCTTCAGGGTCGCCAGGACAGCCGCCTTGCGTTCGGTTGCAGCGGCGGCGTCCGCCTGCGCCACCAGCTGGCGGGCGGCTTCGACTTCTTCGGGCGTGTGGGTCTTGGCCATGGTTCAGGCTCCTTCGATATCGGCGTCGAGACGCGCGAGGTTGTCGGGGGTGTTGTTGACGTCCAGCGGGACCGGGTCGCCTTTCGGCGGCTGCCAGTAGAGGCGCAGGCGCTGACCATTCAGCGTTTCATATCCAGGCACCGATCCGGGCTGGAGGCGGGTGATGTCGTCGCCGACGCTCAACTCCAGCCAGTCGCGCGGTTTCGCCGTCCTGCGCAGGGCGCCGCGCTTCGTCGTGCGCGCCTTCTCGATCTCCCCGGCCGCGTCGATGGCGGTGTGCGCCAGGAAGTCCGAAGCCTGACCCCGGAAGGAGGACATGACGATCGACTTCAGCTGCGGCCGGTTGGCGTCCGGCTCATCAAGCGCGGTCGAAAGGATGGCGATCACGCTATCAGCCGGGATGCTGGTGATCGTGCCGTCATGTTTGGTCAGGATGGCGTTGGGCATGAATGAGTGTCCGGTTCAGTTTGGATAGTATGTGGCCTTCAGCGTCCCGCTGACCGTGCCTTGGCCATCGGTGCTGGGGCCGTTTCCATTTGTTTTGACGACGAACTTCACCGCGCCTGCAAAGTTGTGGACTATGTCCATGTTCAGCGCGCTCAGATCGCAATAACGATCACCGCCGCCCGCGCTGACGTTCAGGCTGCCCAGCTGCGTCTCTGCGCCGTCTTTCGAGACGTAAAGGCGCAGCAGACCGCCTGCGGAATCGCTGAACGACGACGTCAGGCCATTCGTCATTTCGACGATGAAGCGACCGTTCTGTGGAACCGTGACCGCCTCGGTCTGACCCGCCACCATCAGAGGCGCGGGCCGCCCCACATTGCCGCTGAAGTTCGCGATTTTGGCCTGCGTGACACCGGAAGCCAGTAGTCCGGTCCCGTAATAGACCTTGCCGTCGGTGCCGAGGCAGAACGCGCCATTGGTCCGCGTCGCCGTCGCCGCCGTTTGCGATGTTGCGCCGAACCACAACACCCATGTCCCGCCGGGTCCGACGATCAGGCGGCTGCTGCCGACATCGATATAGATCGGCCGCATGAAGAAGACTTCGCCGCCGATCAGCTTCATGGCCTCGACGATCTGACCGCCGACGACATTGGAGAAGCGAATGGAGGTGGCTACTAGGGCGGCGAGCGATCCCGACGTATCGGCTCGGATCAGCAGTTGCGCAGGATCGCTCCCGGCCGCCGCGATGACCTCAAACTTTGCAGTCGCCATCCGCGTTGCAATGTCCGCCGTGGTCGAAGCGGTGATTTGAAGCTGTGACGACAAAGCCCCTATGGCGGCGTCGGCCGTGTAAGCAGTCGCGGGGGCGGCCCCAAGTTCAAGTTTGACCCGGCGCGCCCCCATGGCTGTCGGATTGACGACGTTCTCGAAAATAGCGCGAACGACGACCTTCGTGGCATTAGCCGGAGCTTGCTCGGTCCAGGCCATGTCGTTAATCCGCGCTCTGTCGTTCGAGTAGTCGCCCGGTCCCATAGGCTTCTGACCGCCGTCCTTGACAACAGCACCTGCCGAATCGAAGAACTGCATGTCGAAGTAGCGATACCCGCTGTCCGCAAACAGCAGGGCATCTCCTGAAACCGTATAGGTTGCGCCGCCGAAGATGTTGACGGGCACCCATTGGATTCCGTAGGTGCCATTTCCAGCCGGAGCGATGCGAACGGCTGGCCCCCAAGAGTCATTGACAATGTAGAGGTTTGGGCCGCTGATGCCCTCTAGTCCACGCTCCATTCCCCCGTTCGGTAGGAGGTTCCCCCGAACGGCTGACGTGCTTGCGGCTAGGTTTGCGCTGATCGATGCGTCGGCGGCAGAGGCACTGGCGCTGGCGGCCTGGGATGTTGCGACGGCGGCGGAGTTAGCAGCCGAGGCACTCTCGGTCACGTCCTCGATACGAAGGGTGGCGATTTGGACGTTGTGGTCTGGGGCGCCTTGCGGTCCTTCAGACTGAATAAAAGGCCGTAGTCGGTTCACGTTGGCGGGCACAACTATCTCGCCAGAGAAAGTCGCCCAGGAGGTCGTGTTGGCAGGAGATGCTAGCGTCGTTACCCAATGGGAGCCATTGGCCGCTGTCTGGCCGTGGATGCCGATCTTAAAAGGATAAGGGCCGGGCGCAACGCCATAGCCTGACACACGCAGGCGTCGGCCACCCCAAACTCCCGAGATAAGACTCCCTTCATAGGCGTCCCGACCGGTCGAACGGAGCGCCCTGGTCGATCCGTCAGGAACGCCGGAAACCGCGACGTTGGCGACGCTTCCTGTCCAAGTTCCGATTGTTCCATCGGAAAATGAACCCATGGCGACGATGTTTCCGCCTGCCCTGGACGCGGCCGAGGTCGCGCTGACGCCCGCGTTGATCGCCGCCGTATTGGCGTTCCCGGCCGAGGCCGAGGCCTGGGACGCAAAGGTCGAGGCCTCCCCGGCTTTCGTGGAAGCGGTCGTGGCTGAACCGGACGCGGCGGTTGCGGATTGTCCGGCCGCCGTATCGCTGGCGGCGGCCGAGGCGGCCGAGGTTGCCGAGGCGCTGGCGCTGTATGCCGCATCCTTGGGTGAAGGGGTCCAGGCTGTCGCCGTCGCCCCTTCCTCCAACTTGATGTCGGTGATCTCGTATGTGTAACCGGTTGGAAGAGTTGCCCGGAAAAAGCGCAGCTGCACCGTCGCCAGAGCCATATCCGTGCTGGGTGAGGTGATGTCCTCCCACTTGAACTCGGTCAGGGCGCTCGACTGGATGTCGAAGGTGCGCTCGGGAAGGGTGTCAGGATTCAGATCGACATTGATTGGCAGGGAGCCAGATCCAGAGGTGCGGCGCGCCTTGAAGCTGATGCTGTAAGCCGTGTTGGCCTTGAGTGGCCCGACCTTGATGGTTCGGGTAACATTACCGCCCGACCCCACAATCGAGAAGCCCCAGCCGGACGCGCCGCCCGAGGACACGGCCACGAGTTGTCCAGATGCAACATTCTCACGGGCGACAAGGTTCTGGCGACCCTGCGCCATCAGAGCGGCAAGCGCCTGGTCGCGGGCGGCGCCAGCGCTGATCTGATCTGCGCGCGACGCGGCGGCGGATGCCCCGGCCTCGTCCGCCTTTGTGCTGGCGAGAGAGGCGCTGTCAGAGGATGCTTCAGCCTTCTGACCCGCCAGTGTCGCAGATCCCGCCGATAGTCCGGCCTGGGCCGTCGCCAATGCGGCCTGCGCTGTTGCGGTATCCCGCGAGGAGGCAGTCTCGTTCTTGAACGCCTCGGCCTGCCCGCGCGCGGTTTCGGCTGCGACCTTCGCGGTGTTCGCGGCCGACGCACTCTGACCCGCCGCCGTTTCACTCGCGGCGGCACTAGACGCAGAGGTCGAGGCCGCCGTAGCACTGGCCTCGGCGGCGGCCTGGGCGGTGACATCGATGATGTTCAGGCTGAAGATGCGCGGATTTTTCGACCCTACCATCTCACCCTTGACGGCGGGACGCAACCAGACAGTGGCGGCGTTAGGAGTGAACCGCTGCGTATAAAGGCCCCTGACCGGAATCGATTTGGACGTCAGCTGATAGTTCTGCGCAGGTAGGTTCGCATAAGACCCATCCAACTGCCAAATGATGAGCGAGATCTCGGCAGCCGACGCAGTGCTAGGTTCGACCTCGACCTGGATCTCATAGACGTGACCCGCCACGAACGGCACGGCTCGTTTCCAGAAGACGTGCTGATTGTCGCCCAGGATCATGCTGGGCTTTCCGCCCACCGTCACGACGGGATAGGTCGCGTCGGTCGCCGTCTCTGGAACTCCGTTCGGGTTGTTCGTCCACAGCAACGCCGAGGGCGTGATCGAGCCCTGGTTGATGGCGTAGTTCTCGGCCGCATCCTTAGACGCGGTCGCGGTGACGCTGGACGCTGACGACGCAGCCGCTGCCGTCTCTGCATCTGTAACGAAGCCGGAGGCCTGATTTCGGTAATCGAGAGCCGCGCCAGCAAAGCCTTGCGCCTCGCCACGGGCTGTTGCTGCTAGGCCTGCCTGTTCCGTCGCCGTCGAGGCCGCACCTGTCGCCGTCGAGGCCGACGCCGCAGACTGATTACGGAACCCTTCGGCCTGGCCTCGCGCCGTCTGCGCGTCAATCCGCTCTTGCGTCGCTTCTGATGCTCTGGCCGCCGCGCTTCCTGCTGCAAGGATTGCGTCCGCTTTTGCTTGAGTTGCTATTGCAGCCTGTTGAATAGCACTGGCCGCACTGGCCGCCGCGCTGACGGTGTCTCCAAAGACCTCTTCCAGATCCGCGACGGCCGCCGCGTTCGTCGCCGAAATCTGTTCGACGCTGACCAGCCGGTCCGTGATCTCGGTGACAGCGATCCGCACCGGGCTTTCCGGCGACAGGTCGCCAGCGATCAGGTTCGGAGCAGTGAACGGTCCAAAAACCTCGCGCTCGGAGTAGTTCTGGTTCCGCTGATACTGGATCGCGATGAAGTAGGTCGCGCCGGGTTGCAGCCCGTCGATCGGGATGTTCGTGACCGTCGGCGGTCCCTGATAGGCCTGTGTCCACGGCCCATCGGCGCTGGGACCGGTTTCGACGATAATGGCGGTCGCGGTCGCGTTGGAGACAAAACCTGTAAGGTCGAAGCCGGGCTGCTGCGCGCCGCCCGAGGTCGGAGGTCGCGGCGTGATGGTCCAGTCGCCAGCTTCCGGCGGCGTGACGTGGCGAGGATCCACGGGCGTCAGAACCTGGGGCGACGGCGGGGTGGGATTTTGGCCCAGAGCGAAGGGATATTTGCCGTCCGTTTCGCTGACGAACGACACACGAACCACGCCTGTGGCGGCATCGTAATCGGTATTCAGGCACAGGCACTTCAGCCCATCCAGCACGAAGCCCGGCTCGGTGATGGTGAAGGCGTCGCCGGGTCGGATGCGCTGCAGGTGCGGCTTCAGCGGAACGACGCCGGCGATGCCCTCGCGGGTGTTAGCGATCTGCAGCGCGGCCAGCTGCCCGGTCTGGCGAGCGTCGGATACGAAAGGAAAATCGATGCCGCGCGAGCGGGTCCGTCCGCCATCCTCGTCGCGGTAGGCCTGGGCGGTGACCTCGCCGGTCATCGCGGTCATCTGCCAACGATGCGCCGGACTCCAGAACCGGGGGCGCAGCGTGTTGATGCGGTCGATCCGGCTGGCGGCCGTGTCGATCTCCAGCGGCCCCGCCGTGTCGCGAGCCGAGATCGTGACCAGGCTGGCGCGCGGCGCGGCCCGGCTGATGCAACTGATCTTGCCTGCCCGCTGGGCGTAGGTCGCACCGCCGGATTGCAGGAAGGTTTCCAGCACCTGGTGCTTGTCGTCGTCCGTGTTCGGATAGGCCGAAACGGTCCAGCCGTTCGCCTTGGCGATGTTGGAGGCCGACACGAACGCCGGCACGTCCACCCCCGACAGGCGCACGCCGATACCGCCGACCTGATGATCCGTCAGACTGTCGTGCGCCGGCGCGCCTTTGAGCGACGGCCCTTCCCAAAGGCCGAGCGCCCACTTCAGGCCCCAGAGGATCGGACACGTCAGGGTCACCCACGTCGACGCGTCATTGAGCCGGCACGGGCCGTCTCCGCCGGGATAGGTGCTGTCCAGCGTCGGATCCCAGCCTTTCAGGCCGAGAAGCTGGATCAGCGGCTTGATCTCGCCGGTCGGGAAGGCCGAGCCCTTGGAGTTCTCGGCCATGACGATGAGGCCGGCCGCCTTGCCCGACAGCTTGTGCGCCCCCGTCCAGCCCGGAAGCGTGGCGCCCTTTTTCAGACCGCCCGGCGTCGACAGGGCGACCGGCGCAGGCTGGAAGCCCAGCACCGAGCGGAAAAACAGCTCCTGACGATAGGGTTCGGTGACAGCGCCGCCGTTGGCGTCGAACGCCATCGGGTAGTCGTCCGCCATGAAGGACTCGATGGCGGTGATCGGCCCCGCGCCGGACAGGACGAACGGGATCCCGTAATACATCAGGTCCGGGCCGAAGGTGTCCCGGTGAACGACGGAACCTGAGACGCCGACGCGGCCGGCGGCGAACGGAATCGGGCCATCGGGATCGATGACGAACTCGACCTGGCGCGCAGAGGCGCCGACCGTCGGGGAAAACACCGACAAGGCCGAGCTGATCGCGAGGCTGGTCAGGGCGTTGAAGGCGACGGACTTCAGCGTGCCCATGACGGTGGCCTTGGCGGCCGTCGCTGCAGCAGCAGGCGCGGCCTGCGCAATGGCGCTGGCGGCGGCGGGCAGAAGGTGAGGCACTCAGACCCTCCAGGCGCAGACGAACAGATGGGGGATCATGGGCTCGATTTGATCGGACGCCGGATTGAGGCCGAGGACACGCCCGTTATCCAAGGCGACGGTCAGCGAGCAGCCGAACCCGTTGGCCTCGTCCGTCGGCATGGCGATGATGTCGCCCGGCAGCGCCGCCGCCGGCGGAATGCGCTGCAGCCCCATCGCATCGACCAGGTCCACCAGCGAGGCGAACTTGTTGCGCTTCAGGTAGGCGAGCGCCCCACGCCAGGTCTTGTGGCGCGAGGCGTTCAGCAGCTTCGCCGATCGACCCTGTTTGTGCAGCGCATGGGCCGTCAGCTTGCCGCAATCGCGCACGCCGGGCTCGATCGACCTGTAGGCGAAACGGTCCATGCAGGCCTGCGTCGCCGCAGCCCGTTTCAGCATCGTATTCATGTCGGATGACCTCAGTCGGGCAGCAGAGGGACCAGCGACTTCAGAAGCCGCTTGAACACGCCGGGGTTTTCGGGGCGGCTGCGCCACTCCTTCTTCCGGGTGACGCCGTCGACGTAGGACAGCCCGAGCTCGCCGGGCCAGATGAGCTGATGGAAGGCGTTGTTCAGCCGCCAATCGGCGTTCGGCTCCAACTGACGCTCCGCCTGGGTTCCGCATTCCAGCGTTAGGTTCCAGCTGTCGCTGACCTGGAAGCGCGCCTTATCGATCTCGCCGTCGAACTTCAGTTCCGGGATGCCAATGAGAAGACCGGTGTCCAGATCGATCGCGCCTTCCCACCACTGGACCCGCGTGCCCTGAGTAGTCGGCGACGCGAGGGCGGCCGCGGCCGCATCGGACGCCGGCAGGAGGGACAGATCGATGCGAGTGGTCTGCGCTTCAGCGCCGTCCTTGATCGCCGGGACGGTGTCCAGGGCGCCGTAAACGGGGTGGTTCGACACATAGGGTTCCGGCCCATCGCCTTCGCCAGCGTCAAAGACGACAAACCCGCCATCCGTCAGGCCGACAGCGCCGCCCGCCATGCCCAACCGCACCAGCGTCGCCTTGATGAAGGCATGACGCTGAAAGGCCGCGATCAGATTGGCGTCCATCAGCGCTCTCTCACCGTGAAGGACACCGTGACATTGTGGTTGGCGATGATCCGCAGGCCCGAGACATCACGCGCCCAACCCTCGATCATCGGCTGCTCCAGCTCGACGACGTCGTTATCGCCAGGCGGAAAACGCAGCATGGTTTGCAGCGGGACAAGGACCGCCCCGGCGTTAGCGACGACCGTCGTGCGCGCGCGGTAGAGGAAGCGGCGGCCCTGTGTGATGACCGATAGGAACTGTCCTTTTCGAACGGTATAGCCGTTGACCAGGCCGTCGATCGCCAGGCCCCGTCCAGATTGCCCTCCGCCATTGACGCGCGGTGCGCCGGGCGCGCCCGTGACGAGGCCGGGCTGGTAGACTGCCATGACGACCGTGTCGCCTTCGGTCGTCAGGTCGGTCCAGTCCAGGGCGTCGACATAATCCATCTCGCCCATGTCGAACTGGATTTCGTAACGCGTCCCTTTGCGCAGCAGCTCCTGCTCGCCGTCGCCGAACGCGGGGATGAGCATGTTCTTGGCGGAAACCAGATTCACCTCCTGCTCGGCGGGCGGTGTGATCGGCAGCATCATCGGCATCAGCGGCGCCGATTCAGTGTGTAACGCTGGCGGCGCGCCATGTCGGTCGGGACGGTTTCGCGCGACGCCGCGACGCTGGCCGTCGCGGATGAGGCTGACATTTCCTCCATGTTCTGCAGTAGGTCGGATGTCATGACGGCCCCCCGGTTGTCGAACTTCAGCGTCTGGTGAACGATCGGCGGCCCAGAGACGCGCGAGGATCCACCACTCGTCTCGGCCATGGTTTCGCGCAACATCCGCGCCGTCTCGACGGCGCTGGTGACGTGTCCGGATCCACCGATCATGAACAGCTCGGGGCGACCGTGCTCCACCGTGTGGTAGAAGCGGCCGGCCTCGGCCCCGCCGCCGGCCGCCCGGCCGCCGCCGAAAAACGACTTGGCGACGTTGAATGCCGATGACAGCCAGCTCCCAGCGCCGCCGCCCGCCGCGCCGCCAGCGCCAGACTTCATGCCGTTGAACAGGTTGAAGAGCTGGTCCAGGGCGCCGTCCAGCAACCGTTGCTTCAGCTGGTCGCCGATATATTCGCCAATCCGACCCTCGCGGATGGCCTCGGTGACTTCGCGGCCGTAGGACTTGAACTGCGCCCGCAGGCGCTCCGTCTCCTGATGGTCGAACAGTTCGACCCGGCGGGACGCGCCGCGATTGAAAATCGCCATCTGCTGACCGCGCTGCTGGTCATCCAGCTCCGGGTCGTTCTCCAGCTCGAAGGCCTTGCGTTTGCGGGCGATCTCGATCGTCGCGAGCAGGATCTCGCGCTCGATGCGATGACGTTCGGCTTGAGTGCGAACCATCTGCGCATCGATGTCCAGAAGTTCGGTCGCGGACCGGGCGGCGTCCTCGTCGTCCTTCATCCTGCGCGCTGCTAGCTCTCGCCGACGGTTCCAATCAATTATGTCTTTCTTCTTAAGATGAAGCTCTTCCTGACTGACCCGCAGTTGCTCGGCTTCCGCTTCGGTCAGGCCACGCAGCCCTTTCGAGCGAATATACTCCTGCTCTGATCTGGCGATCTCACGCAGCCGAGCCGCACGTTCGAGCTCAAGATCGGCGATCTCGTTGGAAGCTTTATCGTTGATCGACAAGTTCCCCAGACTTACGGAGCGCGCTAGGTCGTCATTCAGTCGCTCTTGCTGCTGCTGCGCTCGCTCCGCTCGCTCACGCCGTTGTTCGGCTTCCCTCGCAGCCTTGTTCGCCGCCGACGATGAGCTTTTCCCGCTATGGCCCTTCGGGTCGAAGCCCCCGCCTTCATTCCAAACCTCGCCAGGCCTCGTCCGAAACATGGCAAGCCGATCAAGGATGTCCGAGCCCAAGGGATGCCAGCGGGCCTCACTTTCAGCGGCGTTCCGTCCCGCCGCCAGATCGCGAACGCGCCTGTTGACCCACATTCCGGCCCGCGTGGCCGGGTTGTCGTCAATGCGATAGTTGTCCATCGCGCTATCGAGCCGGCTCAACCACTGGATCGCGTCGGCGATGTTCTCGACCAGCCCGGCGAAATCATCCGCGAGATCGACCACGGCGACCTTCAAGGCCATTTCGATACGCTGCTGCGCACGCTCCATCGCGCGGTCCGCCTCGTCGAACTTGGCGCGCACATCGTCGCTCATGACCAGGCCGAGATCCCGCGCCTCATTGGAGAGTTCGCGAATACGCTCCGACCCCAGGCGGATGATGGGGAGCGCTTCTTCGACGCCAAGCGTCCTCGCGAATTTCACCTGAGTGGCGCGGTCCTTCACCTGACCCAGGGTATCGGCCAGCAGTATCAGCATGTCGTCTGCCGTGCTGACGTTTTGAAGCTGGGCCTTCGTGATGCCCAGCTCCTCAAAAACGGGCTTGAGCTTGGCATCCCCGATGCCCGCCTTGAACGCTCCGACGACGCCGTTGAGTTTCTCCATATTCCCTTGAAGGCTCTCAACAGAGACGCCCGCTTCGTCGGCGACGTAGCGCCACTCTTGAAGAGACTCCGCGCCGATACCGATGCGGTCGGAGACATCCGTCAACTCCGCCGCGAACGCCATGCCGTCTCGGACCTTCACCAGCGCGACGGCCAATCCGCCCAGCGTCGCGGCGACCGCCAGACCCGCAAACCCGAATGCGCTGAGAGCCGTGCCGGCCGGCCCGACACGTGCGGCGAGGCCTTCGAAGCCCTGTTTCGCTTCGCCAGCGCCAAGCGAAAGCGCGCGAACCGCCGGGTTCGCAGCCCGTTCGCCCAGGGCGATCTCGGCCCACATCTTCTTTCCGCTGTCGCCGACCTGGTCGAAGGTGCGCTTCACCACCTCGCCGCCGGCGACATACAGGCGGATCCCGACGCCGCTGCGTCCGGCCGTGGCGTCAGTCATCGTCGTTATCCTTCTGGTCGGGCGCACGCCGTGCGCGTCGTTCAGTCTTTTCGCGCTTCTTCTCGGCCACGCTCGCGGCGCGCAGGGCGGCGGGCTCGAAGGCGTCCAGCAGCGTCTCCACGATCCACGCCGGCGCATGGCCCATCCGGGCGCGAACGCCATGGCGATCAATGCGGCGCGGCGTCATGCCCCCGCCCGTCCAGGCGCCGGAGCGCTGAACGGCGTCCCACACCTCCGCCCCTTCGACCGTGCGGCAGGCGTGTTCGAAACGCGGGCATCGACGCCCTTTGATCGCGACGCCCTGGCTGCAGGGCGCGGCGACCTTTTGGCAGTTGAAACAGTGGTCGGGGCCTACGCCGTCGTCCCTGGCGCCGAAGAACCAGTCGGCGAGGCCCCGAAGGGCTCCCCCTCGACGATCAACAGCAGAGCCGCCTCCGTCAGGACCGCCATCACCTGGTCGCTTAACGCCTCGTCGAGAAACAGGGCCTGAAGCACTTCGCGTGTGATCGGCGCGGGAACGCCGTCATCGGTCGCAAAGCCTTCCCAACCGGAAACGCCGACCAACGCACATTCGACAGCGGTCAACCATCCAGACACGCCGCTGATGAAGCTGGCATAGCTGGAAGGATCGTCGTCACGCATCCGCTTCCAGGCGCGCACGCCGCCCTCCGGCAAGAGGTCATGCTCGACCAAGAGCGGCAGAAGCTCAGCATCATTCTGCAGGATCGCCTGGGCAGCCGACCGTGCGCGGGTCCATTCCGGCGTGCGCAGCCGCCGGACTGTGATGGTGGCGCCGCGATATTGACCGACCAGAGCCTTTGTGACCGGATCCTTCTTTAAGGCGACGCGGATCATGCGTAGGCCGCCACGTCATTGGTGACGATGATCTGCGCCGCCGCCGCCGCCGCCGTCTGATAAGGCGACCAGTTGATGGTGCGCTCGATCTGACCGGGACCGGTGATCGGGGTCGCACTGGGCGCCAACAGCGCCTGGGGGTGGCGCAGCTTGATCAGGTGACCGCTCTCGACGCCCAGCATGCGGAAGCTGGCGGCGAAGGTGTCCTCTTCCTCTTCCATCTGGTCGAACACGGCGCCGATCGCGCGGAACGAGGCCGAGCCGGAGTGCTGCGCGCCGTTCGGCCGCAGGCTGGACACCGAAGGGGTGGCGCTGAGGAAGATGCCCTCCTGCAGCTGACGGCTGAAGCTGAACGAGCCCGACAACATGTTGCCGGCGGCGACGTCGTCGACCTCGAACAGGGCGCGCAGGATGGGCGCCTCGGTCGGAACGGCGGTGACATCGCCGTCGGGGAAGGCGGTCAGCGTCTTCCGGCGCAGGCCCGCGAGGCTGACGTTCAGGTTGAAGTCCTGGGTGTTCTCGCCCGTGAACTGGGTCGAGAGCTGCGACAGGGTCAGGCCTTCATACACCCGCACGTCGTTCTCGCCGACGCGGACGGCCAGATCGAAATACTGTTCCGTCTTGGATCCGCTTTCGAACAGGTGGTCGAACAGCGGACCGTTGGCGACAGGCGCCGCCGGCGGGCCCATGGCGGCCCGCAGCAGCAACGGCAGCTGGCGCGTGTCGGCGTCGACGACCAGCTCTCCCGTCAGACGGAAGAAGCCCTTACGCGGCCGCGTTGGATCCAAGACATTCTTGCGGATGCCGGGATTGCCCAGCTTGTTCCGCTCGCGCCATTCCTGCGCCGGCGTGATGGTCAGGGACAGGAACTCGAAGTTCTGCCAGACGGTCGGCGCCGTCTGCAGGTTCGCGCGGCGGCCGATGCGGGTTTCGCAGTCGCCGCCATACCAGACATCAGCGGGCATGGATCAGTCCTCCTGGGCGTCGATGACGCCGGCGATGGCCAGGTCGCGCTCGGTCGCGCGGCGGCCCTTGTCGTTGGAAATCGCGCCGTCGACGGCGCTGGCGTTGACCTGATGCAGGCCGGCCTCTGGGGTGACGATCCAGACCAGCCTGGGCTTGGGGCCGGGCTTGTTCGGGGCGTCGGGTTGGGTGTCGTTTTCCGTGGTCATGTCAGGCTCCGGTCAGGGGGTGCGGCCCAGCGCGTCGCCCGAGCGGACGCGGATGGTGAAGGTGATCAGGAAGCTGACGCCGTTCGGCGGCAGCTCGTCATCGGTCTGCTCGCCAAGGACCAGGCGCTCGGCCTTCCCCGACAGGGTCGGGTCATCGTCCTGAAGAAGAGCGAGGGCGAACAGGGCGTCCGCCACCTTGCTCTCGCGGCGGAGTCGCTCCGGGCCCCAGATCGCCAGTTCCAGCTGGCATTGCCGTTCGACGACGTAACGGACCCTCGGGCCGCCCAGCAGTTGCCGAACGGGGGCGGTTCGAACCTTCACCAAGGCCGCCGCCTGGACGAGCGATCGTTCGTCGCCGGTCGGGGTGAAGGGCGCCGGCGGGTCGATCTTCAGGTCGCCGACGGCGACGATGAAGCCGGCCGAGATCAGGGCGTCTGCGATGCTGGCGGCCAGCTGCTGATAGGCGGGTTCAATCATTGCTCGGTCCCGTCAGAAGGCCCTGGCTGGCGGGCTGTTCGAAGTAGCGAATGAACAGCCTGTCGACGGCGGCGGCGGCGTTGCGCTGGGCGCGCTCGCGGATGACGTTGCCGCGCAGCATCCGAGGCAGGCGGGCTTCCTTGACCAGGTAGAAGACGACGATGGTGGTCAGGCCGTTGCCGGTGCGAAGGGCGGTCGCGCTGGCTTTGCGAAACGAGCCCGGGCGGGACGCGCTGGACCGCGCTTCGGCGACCAGCAGCGAGGCCTGGCCTTGGCGATAGATCAGACGCAGCGGTCCAAAGCGCGCTTCGGCGATGGCCAGGGTGTTGTTGCGCTGACCGCTGCGTCCCCCCGGCCGCACGACGCGGCCGGCCGGCCAGACGTCTGGGTTGGGGATGAGAAGGAAATGTCCGTTGGGTGACCGCACGGTCGTCGCCTGCTCGAAGGCGCGCTGCAGGATCGGGAAGGTGGAATAGACCTGGGCGGCGGGGTTCAGCCCCCGGTTCTTGTATTTGCGCAGCCGGATCGTTTTCGTCATCCGACCGGCGTTTCGAAGGCCGGACTGGGCGACGTCCTGTCGCCACTTCGTCTGGGTGTCGCCGGCGTAATCGAACAGGGCGGACTGGATGGCGCCCTCGACGTGTTGAAGCGCGGCGCCTGTTTCCTTGTCGAAGTCTCCGACCAGCGCCGCCTTCAGCTGAGCGAAGGTGGTCACCCCGGCATAACCTCGACGACCCACCAGCGACCATCGCCGGGCGCGGTCGGGGCCTCGGCCACTTGCCAGATGTCGCCCAGGACGCCGCCGGCCAGAACCATCTGGAAGCGGTGATCTTCGCGCAGGCCAGGCACAGCTGCCTTGAGGATGGTGATCACGGGACGAGAGCGGACGAAGCCCATGACCTGAAGTCGGTCGGCGCTGTCGGGCTGGTCCAGCTGCAGTCGCACCGGAAGCGGAGCGACGCCCTCCACCAGATAGAGGGCGTCGTCGCAAAGATGGTCCTCGATCGCGAGATCGAGGCCGGCCAGGTGGTCGCTGAAGTTCATGACGATCTCCTGGCCGGTCAGCCGATCAGGGCTCTTCGCCGTAGCGAAGCTCGGTCAGCAGGGCGGGCTTCTTCCAGATCGGCAGGGCGTTCATCTGGTATTTCCATTCCAGACCCGCGCCGTGCTTCATGACCTCTTCCGAGAAGTGGACCAGGTCATCGACGCCGGCGACCGAACCGTTCAGTTCGCGCACGTCCAGCGGCGGGGCCGCATAGGTGGTGTGCGCGTCGATCGTGCCGGTCGGATAGGCGACGCCCTGCGTGTCCGACAGCAGCTGCGTCGTTCCTTCGTCGCCCCACAGCTTCACCTTCGCGCGATACTCGCGGAAGACGACGCCATTGAGCTCGATCTTGCGACGGAAGCCCTCGGCCGACCGTTCGCGCTGCTGGTTCAGCAGCAGCTGCAGCATGGCCGGCGTGTTGGCGAAGAACTTCTCGACCGAGGGGTGCGAGATGATCTTGCTGTAGAACTTGGCCGAGATGCGCGATTCCAGGCCGTCCATGGTGTCGTTGACCAGGCCGTCCTCGGTGCCGGCGATAATCTCCTCGATGGCGCCGGGGACGTCGAAGTTCGGGTCATCCAGGTCGAAATAGACCACCCGCTTCTCGACGCCGAAAACGTCATACAGGTCATAGAGCAGGGTATTGGCGCCATCGCGGATCTGGCCCTTCAGCGCCGACATCTTCATCACTTCGCGGGTGATGTCGAACTTCAGCCGATTGCGCTTGTGACGCGTCTCGACCCGGTTCGTGATCGCCTCGTCCGGCACGTTCGTCCGGGCCGCATAGGCCTGCCAGTCGCGCAGATCGTTGGCCAGGACGCTGTCTTCGTGGCTGACGTTGGGGATCTGGAAAATCACCGCGCGGCCGCCGTCGTGGCGCGCGATCGTCGAGGGGCGGCCACCCTCGGTGACCGGCAGGGCCGTGATGACGCCGTCATGGATATCCACCCGCACGAAGGGCGTGGACAGCCCCTCCGCAGGGAACATTCCATCAGCGTTGAGCTGGCCGAAGGTGTCGGGGATGGAGTTTATGAGGCCGGCATGTTCGGCGGCGGTGATCGGCAGCATTGCGCCGCTGTTCAGCAGTTCTTCGGGATCCATGGGGAGCCCTCCTTTTCAAGGTGTGTGAAGGAAAGGCCCCCCGAGAGCGGCCGTCAGTCGTCCGTCAGCCGGACACGCGGCACTGGATGCCCAGGGCCGCCAGCCGCGCGTAAGCGGCGGTCTTCTGCAGGTCGGTCGTGCCGGCCGGCCAGGCGATGGCCTCACGGCGGGCGACGACGGGGCCGCGCGCCAGCACGGTGATCTCGACGTCCGTCCCGATCGGAGCCTCGGCTGCGAACAGGTTGACGCCGCTGATCACCTGCGATCCGTCGGTAGCGGTCGGCGACCAGGCCACGTCCTTCGTCGATCCCGGCGCATAGGCGACGGTGATCTCCCGTCGGTCGCCGGCGACGAAGTCGGTGGCGCCGTCGGCCTGGGTGAAGTTGATCGTGCCGTTGTAGGCGACACCCACGTTGCCGGTGCCGTCGATCGATCCATCCGGGCGGATCACCTGGAAGGTGCCCGCATTGGCGGCAGGCTCGATGAACAGGACTTGATAGACGCCGGCCGGTGCGCCGGCGTCGGCGGTCAAGGCGTTGACGGCGCCGTTGCCGGTGCCGACAACCGCGCCGGCCGTGACCGTCGCAGCGCCGGTCGGAATGCTGGCGACCAGAGCGAACCGGGCCAGGGCTCGGACCGTTCCGACGCCGGCCGCAAGCGTGCGCTTGTCGGTCGTGAACGTCGGATCATATTCCGAATGGATGAAGTCGCTGAGGCCGGAAAGCCCGGTCTCGAAAGAATAGGCCTTCATGACGGCCTCCTATGTCAGGGGTCAGGGAATGACCGGATCGAGACCAGCTCCGGCCGGCTGGACGGGTCAGGCCGAGGCCTTGGCCCCGCGATTCTTCTCGATGCGGGCCGCGATCGAGGCGCTCATGCCGCTCGCGGACTTCGTGGCGTCAGGCTTGAGACGCCGGGCGTTCGCCATGGCGGCGTCGAGACGCCCGGTGCGGCCGTTGGCCATGGCGCCGACGCTGGCCTTGAACTGGGCGAGGGTCTGACCCGATGCGATCGCAGCGGTGGCCATGGCGGGATGCGCCTTGGCCTCGGCCGAGCTGGCGATGGCGACGGCGTCGGAAGGCTTGTCTTCCTTGTCGTCTTCATCGCTCTCGCTTTCGGGATCGTCCTGCTCGTCGTCCGCCTCATCGGTGTCGGACTTGGCCGGGTCTGCGGCGTCGGCGTCCTCATCCTCGTCGTTGGTGACATCAGCGGCGGCGTTCGCCTTGGCCTTGGCGAGATTGGCCTTGGCGAGTGAGAACGCCTTCTGGGCTTGGGCGACCTGGGCGGCCGCAGCGGGCTTGCGGGTGGGCTGGGCCATGACGGCCTCCTTGGCTGCAGTTGCCGCGCGCGCCCCTGACGCGGCGGCGGGTTTTGTCTCGTCCGCAGGGGCGGAAACGTGGGCGACCAGCTGGGCGAAGGCCTCCTCCTCGGTCGCGATGGCGTCGACCAGGCCGAGCGCCAGGCCGGAGCGCTCCGGGTCGGCGTGCTGCGCCATGAAGGCGTCCGCGCGCAGGGCCATCAGCTTCTCGTTGGTCAGTTGAGGGCGGCCGGCCTCGAGGTCGGCGAAGAAGGTCTGGCCCAGCTCATTGATGTCGGCCTGCCAGGCGGCGCGGCCGGCGTCGCTGAGCGCCTTCCAGCGGCCGCCCTCGGTCTTCAGCGCCCCTTCGGGGAACTCGATAGTGGTGATCTCGATGCCGGCCTTGTTCAGAGCCGCGCTGTGGTTTTCGTGGCCGACGACGGCGCCGCACGATCCGACGTAGGCGAACTGGCCCGCGATCGCGTGGTCGCCTGACGCCAAGATCCAATAGCCGGCCGAGCAGGCCATGCGGGCATAGACCCAGATCGGCTTGCCGCCGGCGGCCTCGCGCGCGCTGCGCATGTAGGCCGCTAGTTCCGGCAGGCCGCTGCCGGCGACGCCGCCGGGCGTGTCCAGGACCAGGAAGATCCCGCGAACCCGAGCGTCGGCCATGGCCTCGCGCATGGCCAGCAACAGGGTGTCATAGCCGTGCCAGACCTGGCCGCAGAACTCGTCGCCGCGTTCGACCAGGACGGTATCGCAGCAGATCAGCGCCACGCCGTCCTTCAACGACCAGCAGAAGCCGGTGTCCTCGACATCGCCCAGCCAACGCGGCGAGTAGGCCAGCTGCTCTTCCATGGGGATGGTCGGCTCGACGTCGTCATCGTGCATGGCGAACGGCGTGCGCCTCTCCAGGCCGACATCGGCCTTGCCGCCATTGGACAGGCCGACGCGGCGCAGCAGGGCGCTGATCCGACCGGGACGTTCGAAGGCGCGGGCGTCGATCGTGCGGATGCGGTGCGCCAGCTGCTCGGCCGCCTCAGCGGTCATCAGCAAGGGCCGGCCCGCGTAACGCGAGGCCAGGAGAGCGATGTCGGTCATGTCTGTCTTTCGATCAGGCCGCGCGAGCGTCCAGCGCGGCGTCATGGGCGGGGTCACGTGAGCGATCGGCGACCTTGACCAGCGCCGCGCCGCCATGCGCCGTCAGTCCCAGTTCTTCAGCCTTGGCCAGCTCGCGAGCGCGCTGCTCCATGACTTCTTCCCAGTCGCGGCCCTGGTCGTTGCACTCGTCTTCCAGGGTCGATTGGCCGGCCTCGACGCGCGCGGCGGCCGCGTCGATTTCCTTCGTCGGATCGATGTAGCCCCGGCCGGGGCCGATGCAGTGGATCTGGCAGTAGGCGTCGATCGCGTCATAGAAATCAGGCGCGCCCTCGGGCACCTGGACATAGCCACGGTCAAAGGCCTCTTCCGCCCAGGCGACGACGAAGGGGCGGACGAGCTGATCTTCCAGCAGGCCCATCATGGCCACGGTGTCGGACCAGGCGTGGACCATGGCGGCGCGGGCCGACGAATAGTTCACCTGCGAGAAGTCCATCGTGACTTCCTCATAGGTCTGGCCCAGCGCGGCCGAGATCAGGCGCAGGATCGATCGGGTGAAGGCGTCGAAGCTGCCGACGTCCTTCGCGGCCGTCTGCAGCTGCAGTTCGTCGCCGTAGGGCAGGACCGGCACGGTGGCGCCGCTGGCGAGGCTGATCGGGTTCTTTTCGTAATACTCTTGGCGCCAAGCCTCGAGGTTCTTCATCTCCTTCGTTTCGAAGCTTTCGCTCACGGCCTCGGGGCCGGAGTTGGACTTCATGAAGGCGACGATCAGGGCGTTGATCGTGGCGCTCTGCAGGGTGGCGTCCGTGAACTTCGACAGGGCGCGGAAACTCTTCAGCACCGAGGCGAACCGGCTGACGCCGCGCGTCTGACCGGCGCGCTGCGGTTCGAAGACGTGGAAGACCTGGGGGCGGCCCCACTCGGTCCAGCGTTCAAAGCCGGTCCAATTGAACTGGCCGGGACCGGCGAAGTCGGTCGGGTGACGCTCGCGGATCCAATACCGCATCGGCACGCCGGCGAAGTTCGTCTCGATGCCGGCGCGCAGATTGTCCTTGTCCGGACGGCCGTTCGGATTGGTCAGGCGGTCGGGATCGACCAGGCGAAGCCGGGTGCGATAGCGGGTCTGCTCATCGTCAGCCCACTCCGCCAGACCGAGCGCTTCGCCGTCTGCGCCCGCCAGGTGCCAGACCGCCAGGCGCAGCTGCTGGCCGAACGACAGCTTGCGTTCGGCGTCGGACTGAAAGGCGTGTCCGTAGGCGTAAAGTTTGAACTCGTTCGTTAGGTCCGCGCCGAGCTGGCGCGCCGCTTCCAGCGTGATGCCGAGTGCGCGCGCGTTGGGGCGGAATTTGACCTGCCAACCCTTGCCGACAACGGCGTTCACGCGTCGCGGAACGGAGGAGGCGGCGACCGGGTCGTTGCGGATCCGCTCGCGGATGCGGGCGGTGAGTGCGCCGCGCGCTGGCAGGAGGTCGCGGTCTGCCGAGCGGAGGTGCGCCGGCCATTCCGAGAAATACGTCCCGCCACTTCCGGCGCCTTCATAGGCGAGCGGATAGCCCCCGGCCATGGCCGGAGCCGTGGTCGCCACGCTGGCGCTTGCGCGAGCGCGAGCGACTTCGAAGCGAGAGATTGATCGCCCGTCAGGGGCGACCAATCCGGTGGGGGCCAGGGGCGCGCGCATGGGGCGGCTTAGGCCTTCTTGTCAGCTGGCGCGGCGGCGGCTTCGATCGCCGAAACGCGCTCCGTGAGAGCATCCAGATTGTCGAGGCGCTCGCTGATCTTATCAACGGCGCCGGACAGTGCGGTCAGCGTGTCGGTGGCGGCTCGCAGGCCCTCATCCACGCCCGTGAAGCGATCCTTCAAGGCGGCGTTGAAAGCTTCGAACTGTTCGCGGATCCAGGCATCGTCATAGCCGCCAGTCTGTTCCTGGCTGAGATCGACCAAGCCTGCCAGCGGTGCGAAGGCCGGACCGTCCAATGCAGCGGCGAACTCCTGCTGCGCTGCCGACAGGCGATCCGTCAGCGCCACGGGCATGGGCGAACTCGGGAAGCGAGCGACCGCCAGCATGGCCGTGACCAACGCCAGAAGCGCGCCGACAGCAGGCAAATCCTTTAGGGCGGTCAGGGCGATATCGCCATGCGCTTCGGCGGGCGGCGCCGTTTCCGGCGAGGGTGTGCGTGTCGTGCGGCTCATGATGGCCTCCGTTGATGATGATGTCCGGGTGTGACGGCCTTCACCGGTCTACGACGCGCCTTTCGACGCCCGCGCCCCCGGTGTTGACGATTGCTCGCAGGACCGCCGATCCGACCTCAAACCCGGGGCGGGTCGGTAAGGAATAGGGCGCGGGTGTGGGGCTATAGGCTGAAGCGGAGGGCGCCCCGCCGGCGCACGGTCTGGCCGGCGGGCAGGAGCGACTTGGCCTCGAGGTCGGCGATGGCCTGTTCCAGCTTGGGCAGATCCGCCTTCGTATATTCGACGTTGCGGCCGGCGCTGCTGACCTTGGCGACCTGCTTGCCCGTGATCAGGTCAGCCCAGGCGGCCCGGAACTTCGTCAACATCGCTTGCTCTTCGACCGACAGCGCCATCAGAAGTCCCACTTGCTCTTCGCCGAAGGTGGCGCTTCAGGCGCGCCGGCGGCGGGTTTCGATGTCGGCCGTTCCCACAACTCTTCCAGTCCGGCCTGGCCGGTCTGGCGGCGCCGGGCAAGATCCAGCCAGTCGGGTTCCGCGCCGGGGACGCCAATGCCGATCGAGGCGGCGAGGGCGCGGTTATAGACCCAGAGGTCCATCTCTTCGTTGCGACGCCGAACCCGAACCCAGGCCTCGTCCTTGACCACGCCGGTCTTGCTGTCCTGGACGGTGACCAGGGCCTCGCCGGTCAGCTCCTCAAAGAAATCTCGCTCCAGCCAACCCGGCCAGTGCGGACGGCCGGGAGCACGCAGGCCTTTGTCACCTTCCAGGCTCAGCGGGATCGCTTCGTTGAGCAGCGCCCGCTTCAGATCCCAGGTGCCGACCCGCCAGGTGCGACAGGAAACGATCGTCCCGTCATCGCCCTGGAGCTTCTGGCGCTGCTGCGCCTTTCGCAATGGCATCCGGCCCCACCCGTCGGCGCCATCCAGCGCCTTCGATTTCGCATGCGCGGAGCAGTAGGCGTAGACGTGATAGGTGCCGTAACCGGAATCGACGCCGACGACCTCGGTGGCGACCGATCCGCCATCTTCATGCGGCCAGATCCTGCGCTCCAGCGCCGCGATCTCGGTCCAGATGTTGGCGTCGGGCGGGCTGCCATCGATGCGCCCCTTGTCGAAGGGAACATGCTCAGCCCCCGGCCCCCAGGCATAGGCGGTCCACTGCGCCCAGTCGCCGTTGAGGTCGACGGCGATGGTGACGATCTCATATCCCGAGGGAACGACGCCCTTCGTGAACTTCGTATCCCGGCGATCCAACAGCTTGTCGACGTCCGCCTGCTGGATCGTGACTTCATAGGCCTCGCCGAAAATCTGCTGATGCAGCGCGATCTTGTCCTTCTCGTCGCCGTCTTCCGCGTCGCGGATCTGCTGCGCAATGAACGCCCAGTCGACGGCGCCCGAAACGACCTGCCAAGCGTGATAGCTGGGCTGGCGACCTTCGACTGGGCGGGCGCGCCACTGGTCGAACTCGTCGGCCCGGATGAAGGCGCCGGGGGCGGGGTTGTCGACCAGCTCGGACGGGAAGGTCGGGATCCAGCCGCCGCGCACGGCGTGCGCGTTTCGATAGGGATGGCAGGCCGCGACCATCTCGGCCTTATGACGGTGCTCGATGTCCGCGCCACATCCGGGACAGGTGAAGTGCGGCGTCTCGCCCTTTGCGATGCCCATCATCGCGTCGCGATCGAGCCGGAGAAGGACGCCGCCGGGCAGATGCGCGCAGTGCGGGCAGGGCAGATAGAGCCGGCGCTGGTCCCCGGCCAGGAAATCCATCGTCACCGGGCAACCGGTCAGCTGGCCGCCGTTCTCTTCGTCGCGGCGCACCAGGCCGGGCGTCGAGTTGTGAAACGTCTTGGCACCCGCGAGCTCCCACTGCAGCTGGCGCATGGCGATCTGTTTGTGCGGGTCGCCACGGTCGCCGACCGACAGCTTCCAGTTCGGCGTCTCCTCCTTCACCACTAGGCAGAAGGTCAGCATCTGAAGCGCCTTGGCCGTCTCGGTTCCGAAGAACTGGCCGTAGCCGCCGGCGAAACGCTTGTAGGTGCTGGTCGAACCCTGCTCGTCGCGCGATGTGACCGCGCGGATCTTCCGCTTCAGCTCCGGCGTGGAGTCGACCAGCGGCTGCCACTTCGTCCGGTTATACTTCAGGGCCTCTTCAGCGCTGGGAAGGGCTACGCACCACGGCCGCGATATGGCCGTCGAGTAATAAAGGGTGGCGATGACGCCGATCGTCGTCTTGGCGATCTGCGCGGATCCGACAAAGGTCACCGTGCGCGCCGGATCGTCGGGGTGGAGGCGATCCAGCGGCTCGATCAAAGGCTCGAAGCCGTCCCAGGACAGCAGCCCTTCGCGCGTCGTGCCGGTCTCGCCGGGAATGTTCACCCGGCCGTTCGCCCAGGCGCTGATCTGCTCGTCGGCCGCAGGCGTGATCGCCGTGGCCAAACCGAGCAGGAGCGCAGCCGCCTGGGCGGCGATGTCCCTGCTAGTGAACAGCGCCATTAGGCCGCTGCCTGCTCCGGTTCGACGATGTCACCGGCCAGCTTCTGCAGCTTGCCGACCAGGTCGTTCAGCAACGCCGTGTCGGCGGCCTTCAGCGCGAGCTCCATCGGGCGCTGTTCACTGATGCCGACGAGCTGCGTCGCCAAGGTGCGGCGCCGGCGCTCGAGGCCCTGCAGGAACGCGACGCCGATGGCATCGATCGCCATGCTGGTCGCAGCGCGCGATAACAGCTCGCCTTTCCGCTCGGCCAGATCGAGCTCGAGCTTTTCGACTTCCAGATCGCGCTTGCGCGAGCCGACGACGGGAGCGGCGGGCGTCGGCGCGGGGGCGGCATTAAAGGCCGGGCGACTATCCTGGACGGACAGCGACTGGGCGCGGGCGACGGCCAGCGCCTCATAGTCGACCTCCGTCACACGATTGCGGGCGTCACGTCGCACCGGGACGTCGGGGTTACGATCGATGAACCGCGAGATCGACGATTTGTTGACGGCGCGGCCCGCCTCGCCCTCTAGCCGGGCGGCCTCGCTGACGCTGACCCAGCGGCTCGCGCTCGGTGCTTCGAGGAGGAAGGCGTTGCTCATGCCGTTGCGCTCCCTGTTGCGCCCGCAACGCCTGTTGCACCGCCTGCAACATCGCTCACTAGGGAACGAACATGCCCCAGCTGCCCGTATACGGTTTGGGTCGGGGGGAAGGACCCGTGAAGCCGTTGGCGCGGTGCAAGTGGTTGATCTCCATTGAAAAACCCGCCTTCGCGTCGCGCTGGCGGGTCGTTCAGGATGGAGGTGGGCTGGATGGCTACCGCACTGCGCGTCAGGTCCCTGACGGCAGCGGAATGATCTGGCGCGAATCACGCCCTAGCAACTTGAATAGGACCGCAGCCCGGTTTCCGTCAACCATCTCTTCGAAGATCATCTCATAGTCGGCAGTCGGTCCAGTGTAGCGCAGCTTGTCGCCCCGGCGATACTTGCTGGGCAGCGAAGCGGCCAGGGCGGCCTCGGCCTGACGGTCGCCGTGCTTCAGCACGACAAGGCCGTTCACCTCGCGTGACTGGATCTCTTCGATGAACTTCGACGGGATCGGGTTCGGCCGGGCGGCCTCGCCGGTGCCGCGCATGATCACCTCGGTCACGCCCATGGTCGAGAACAGAGCGCGCCAACGCTCCTGGTCCAGGTCGATCGACACGAACAGGTAGCGCGGGATCATCGGGCGATTGGCAGGGGCGATGCCGTTCCGGACCCGAGCGCCAGGGGGAGGCGGGACCATCGGCAGGTAAACCTCGAAGCCCTGTTGCTTCAGCTGGTATTGCGCCATCCGCTCCTGGTTGACGTGGGTGACCACGACATACCAGCGCTTGCCTTGAGGGGCGGATTGTTCGGCGGACGCGGTCACTGGGTAGGCCCTTTCTTTGACTGGATGGGCGTCCCACGGTGTCCCGCAAGGCTGTCCCACTTAACTAATTGGAAGACTGCATAAAAAGAAACATGGGACGGCGCGGGACGCATGGGACGCACCTGTGGCGTCGTATGTGTCCGCACGCTCGCATGCCTACGGGGAGGCTCGCTTGTCCCAGGCGTCCCACTGTCCCGCCGCGCCCTCAAAGCCCCGCTATTCATAGGTTTCCCCATGGGACGGCGCGTGGGACGAATCATGGGACACCGGCGCGTCCCGGTGCCAGTTCGGCGCTTCAAAGGCCGTCACCGCATTGCGGTCCGCCCCGATTGCGACGGGCCTTTCCAACCAGGGGGCGAGGGGGATCGCCATGGCCCGGCTTTGGTGCATGCCGAAGCGCACGGGGCCGGACGGGTGCTGGGGCGCATAGGTCGGCCCAAGGTCGGCCAGATGCTCCAGCACGCCGCGCCAGTTGGCGAAGGATGTCCCGGCCAAGGCCCTGGCCAGGGTCGGATGGTTGTTGGAGATGATCAGCCACGGCCCCACCCGATCGGCGCCCACGTGCCCATTCTCCACCTTCAGCCCCCATGCCTTCAGCACCTTCTCCCGCGCACCAGGCGCTTCCAGCTCCTCGGTGATCAGCTCGCCCAAGGACAGATGGCGGTCGTGGGAATGCTGGCCCGAGTTGATGGCCCAGACCTTCGACAGGCACGCCTGGCCCGGGTTCTGCGCCGATGACGATTCCTCTCGCCCTCTGGCCAGCGCTGACCACAAGGCGACCTCGGCCCTGGCTGTCTCGGCCGTCAGGGCCTCATCGAACAGCAACAGCCGCCGCCCGGCCGCCAGGGACGCGATCAGGTCGGCCGCGCGCGGCGCCTGACCGCCCTCGCCCAGCGCGCTCTTCAGCATCGAGACATCGGACCGGAACCGCGCCGCCTCCCTCAACGCCCGGGCCAGCAGGGAGGGCGACAGGTCCCGCGCCTTGACGATGGCCTCCTCCAAGTCCTCGTCGGCCCCGCCCTTGGCCTTGCCCAGCGGCCGCAGACGCACCTCGACCATCCGCGACGACATCGCGTCCCCCAGGGCGATGGGATAGATGCTGGCCAGATAGGCGCTGCCCACGGCCGAGGTCGCCGCCACCCCGCCGTTGATCGATCCCTTGCGGCCGGCGCTGCCCTCGCCCGTGGACATGCGGCGCAGCACCTCCATCGCCTTCTCGACCGGGCCCGGCTGGCCATCGGTGCTGGGCTCGGCCTCGTCCAGGTAGAGGCCGCGCGCCTCGCCTGACAGACTGTTGCGGATCCCCGCGTCGGTGAAACTGTCCAGCAACTCGCCGGCGTTGGCGCTCGCCGCCGCCTGCATCAGCCGCGACAGGGTGGTCTTACCGGTCCCAGCGCCGCCACTGACGTTGATGTGCGGCCGAAACCGGGGCCATGCGCCCAACAGGACGACGCCCAGATGGCCGAACACGACGTCCGCCTCGCTCAATCCGCCCTCGCTCGCCTTCGGATCCAGCGGTGCGAAATTCCATCGGTCCAGCGCCTGGCGCATTGCGCCGGCTTCAGCGACCGACGCTGCCTTCTTCGGCCGGGGGGTCGGGGGGCGCAGCAGCCAGATCGGCCCTGACACATCCTCGCGCAGCATGTCCGACACCTGACGCCAGGCGTCGTCCTTGAAGGGCCACCGCCCCACGGCGTTGCCCACATGCACGACCGGCCCATCGGCCGTGGGCCAGACGCCATAGCCGCGCTGCGGCCGATCGCCGTCATAGATGCCGCGATCCCGACACTTGCGCACCAGCCAGCGCGCAGCCGGCTGCAGCTGGATCTTGCCGTCGTCCGGCGACTTCCAGTTGGTCAGGAAGGCCGTCCCCGCGATGCTGGCGTAGACGTCGGTGGCCAGCATGGCCGAGATGCGCGCCGACGGTTCGCGCCGGATCTCGCCCTCGGGCAGGGCGAACACGATGTCCCGGCCGACGAACCCCAAGGGGATGACGGGACAGTCCTTCACATCCGGATCGACATAGCCCGTGGTCGTATCGTTAGGCTCGACCACATAGGCGTCGTTCGTATCAGTCACTCACGCATCCCCGACGGCTTCGGCCGCTCTCATCAAATCGTTGAAGTCCAAGCCCTCGGGCGGCCGGCTGGCGCGCACGCGGGTTTTGCTGTCTGGGCCCAGGCGCGCGCACCAGGCGGCGACCGCCAGTCGGCCGCAGATCCGCGCCCGCTCATGGGCGTCGCGGCGGATGTCGATCACGCGGCTCTTGCCGACCCGGTTCTGGCCGCTGCGCCCCTGGACCGTCACCGGGCTCATGTCGCTGTCGCAGGCGATGTCGACCACGCCCCAGGGGGCGCAGGGATCCTCGGGCCAGGTGAAGGGCGGGCGCATCGGATCGCCCAGGCCGCCCCAGGCGTCGACTAGCGCGTTGTCCTCGTCATGCAGCTCGAAGCCCTGCAGGCTGTCCAGCGATCCGGCCGCCACGGCGCGAACCGGCAGGCTCAGGTCCCCGGCCAGCATCATCGCGCGCGACGCCGCGTTCTCCTGGCCTTCGGCGACAGCCAACGGACCAGGTGCGTCCGGGCGGCTTAGCCAGTAACCGCCCCGCATCACATAGCCCTCGGGACGATGACCGCGCTCGGGGCGCGCCGGCGGCCCATAGCCGCCGTCCTTGCGCGCCAGCAGGAAAAGGCCCTGCGGCCCCCACATCTTCTTCGCGCCTTTGCGGTGCGTCTTCCCCTTGCCGTTGGGGGCCAAGTAGGTGACGTGAAAGCCGCCGGTCGGTCCCAGCGGGGTCATGCAGATATTGATCATGGCCGGCAGGCGCACGCCCGCCTCGGGATCGCCGCTATGGTAGGCGGCCGGGTGGAAGCGAACGATCTGCAGGGCGCGCGCCAGCACCGGTCCGCGAATGGCGCGATGTTCGAAATAGGTCTGGACCAGGGTGCCGGCGGCGGGCTGGCCTTCGCGCCATAAACGGGCGCCCAGCGCGGCCTTCCACGCCACGTCTTCCATGGCCGCCCGCTCGCGCGCCTCGGCCGCCTGCGCACGCCGTTCGCGCGCCTCGTCGCTTTCCTCCTGGACGATGCCGCCGACCAGGCGCAGCGCTGCGTCCCGCACCGTCTCATCGACCTTGCCGAACAACCGATGCTCCAGATCGATCACGTCGCCGCCGCGCGGATCACAGCTCCAGCACTTCCAGCGCCGGCCGTCGCCGAAGATCGAGAAGGGCGACTGTTTGCTGTTCGACCCGCAGTCCTTGAACGGACAGACGCCGCGCCAGCCGCCCTTGGCCTTCAGCAGCTTCACGCGCCGATCGGCGACGTCCTCGCAGCGGACGGCGTCGCGGGCCTGGTCAAAGAGGCGGTCGTCGCTCACGCGCGACCTCCCTTGATCCCGTAAAGCTGGAAGCCGCGCTGGGGCGGGGTCATCGGCACCTGGCTGGTGAACACGTCGGCAAGCCACGGCTTGGGTGTCGCACGCTCATAGTCGTCGCAGGAATCTACGCCCTTGCGACGTTCGAACTTGCGATTGGAGACGCGACCAAGGTCGAAGTCGTCCTGGTCGAAGTTCCAGTATTCCTCCGCCCGCGCCCAGGAACGCTCGCACCCCCACAGGGATGGGCAAGACCAGTCGTCGCAATAGGTCTTGGGTTTGCGCCGCGTCATCCGCGTGCCCCCAGCTTCTGGATGACAACGCGGCCCTCGGCCGTCACGCGATAGCGTCGGCCGCCCAGGACGTCGTTCGCCGGGGTGGCGGCAGGTTCGACCAGGCCGAACTGGCTCAGGGCGCCCAAGGTGCCGCCCGGCGTCAGGGGACCGGCGCACAGGCCCGCTTCGCCGGCGTCGGCCACATGGCGCAGCACCTTGGCCTTGAACGGCGTCAGGTCGCATCCCGGCGCGATCTTCATGGGCCACTTCGGCATCAGGCGGCCTCCGCCTGGCCGACGGCCTGGGCGATCCGCGCGCAGGCGATGTCGAAATAGGCCGGGTCCTTCTCGATCCCGACGAACCGCAGCCCCCGCTTGATCGCCGCCACGCCGGTCGATCCGCTGCCCATGAAGGGATCGCAGATCGAGGCGGCGTTGATCGTCGCCAGCACCTTGTCCATCACCGGATCGGGCTTGACGGTCGGATGATCGATGCCGCTGAACCGGCCGCTTTCGCTCAGGATCCAGCGCGCCTTGTCGGCCAGCGTCCCGACCGGATGCGCGCCCTCCAGCCAGGCGTGGATCCAGAACTCCGTGTCCGGCCGATAATGTTTGTTCGCCACCGGCAGCGGATTGCTCTTGTGCCAGCTGCAGACGACCGCGCGGTGATAGCGGGCAGTCATTCGCGGCAGCAGCTCGGCCAGCTGGTCGTTGTGGCAGAAGACCGCGACCGATCGGAACCGCGCGGGACTGACGATGCTGTCGTCGAACCCCTGGTCCAGGCCCTTGGCCGCGATCTGGTCCATCGACGGCCGCGCCTTGCGGAACCGGCCGCCGCCCGAGGTCGCAAACCGATAGGGCGGATCGAACACGCCCGCGTCCTGCTCGCCCAGCGTCGGCAGGATCTCATAGCTGTCGCCCAGGTGCAGCGTCGCCGGGCCGATGACCTCGACCCGGTTCATGCGGCCACGCCCAGGCCGGCCGACGCCGCGATCTGCTGACGCGCCGCCGCCTTCGAGGCGGCCGACATCGAATAGCCGACGCCCCAGCGCGTATCGATCACGATGCCGAACGGCTTCAGTTTCTTGCGCGCCTTGCAGATGAAGACGTCGACGATCTTCAGCTCGGGTTCGCGCTCGCCCCGATCGCGATAGAGGGCGGCCATGGCCGTGTCTTTGGTCACCAGCTCGCGCTCGAGCAGCACGCCGAGCAGACGGCTCTCGTTCTTCGTCAGGCCCCATTCCAGCGGCGGCAGGATCAAGACCCCCAAGGCCTCTTCCAACTCCTGGACGCGATCCTGCAGCCGACGGTTCGCCGCCATCAGCGCCAGTTCGCGGTCGGTCGCTTCAGGCCCGTCGTGCACGCCGCTTGCCCTTTCGGAACAGGACGATGGCCAGGGCGCGGAAGATCGGCACCTTGTGCGTTGCGGCGAACACCGCCGCCTCCTGGTCGGCAATGAAGCCGAGCTTCAGCATCGCATTGACGATGCCGTCCGCATCGATGTCCTCGCGATACTCGTCGTCATGCAGCAGGCATTCGACCGCGCGGATCTGGACGGTGCTGATCGGCGTGGCCTGGCCCTTGATCAGGACTTCCAGGACCTCGCGCGCCCGGACGACGCCGCGTCGGTTGATCAGCGCGCCGATGGCCTTGACGGCGACCGTCTCGCCGGGCTTCCAGGCGCCATTGCCCGGCGTCGATTTCAGCAGCTTCACCCCGGCGCGCTCGCAGACGCGATCGATGTCCTGGGCATCCTCGTCGCCGGCGGCGGCGGCGGCGAAATGCATCTGCATGGGCGTGATGTTCAGGCGGTCGCGATTGTGACCGATGAAGCTCTGCGCCCGATCGCTGCGCGACGCGGCGACCACCACCATCACCGGGATCTCGGTGACGCCCGGATGGCTACAGGCGGCGATGGCGGTGTGCTGGCCATCGATCACTTCCAGGCCTCGGTCGGTCCGGGCGCAGACGGGCGGCTTGAACCGGCGCCAGTCCCAGCTCCCGCAGATCTTGCGGACCAGCTTTACGGACCGTTCCGACAGGTTGCGCTGATAGCCGTCGTCGACCAGCAGCACGCCGGGATCTACCCATTCGAATTCAGGCTTGGCCGCCTCCGCAGAGGCGACGTCGACGCCCATAAGGTTGATCGGTCGCACGCCGCGCAGGACGTGGGTTTCGGGGGCCTCGAGAACGTCGCTCATCCGTCGATATCCTTGCGGCGACGCGGTTGCCCGGCCTCGATGGCCGCTTCAGCTGCCTCGGCCGCCGTCGCCAGCTCGGCCTGCAGATCTCTGCGTCCGGCCGCTGTCTCTGCGCAGTATCGACGCGCCAGACGCACCAGGATCACGCACGGGTTTTCGCGGGTCACGACGCCAGGCGCGCAGGCGTTCTTGGCCGCATTGGTCACGCGCTGCAGCTCGGGCACGGCGGCCGTCGCCAGCCCGCGCGCCGCCTTGCCGGACGCCGCGATCAGGTCGCGCCAGCACGCGGCGTCTTCCGGCGTGAACCGATTGTCGGGAGCCTTCGCCAGGCGGCCGTAGCGGCTCATGCCTTGGCCCGCCGCTTTGTCGTCGGCGGCGGATTCGCCTCCGCCGACGACTCGGCCTCTTCTCCGCAGCGCAACACATAGGAGAGAAGACGATGATACGTTCTGAGGACTATATTGGGTTTAGCGAAGACGACGTCGTCGCAGTCAAATCCCTGATCGTCGACCTTCTGGCGCGTCTGCCGGCGGCCGATCTGCAGCAGCTGCAGGCGGAGGCCGCAGAGGCGATCAGAGGCGCAGACCCGGAACAGAAGGCTCAGCCCGGGACCACGCGCGCCTGGGTGTCGCGCTCCCGCTTTCTTCAGCAGGCGATTGATCGTCAGGCGACCTGACCAGCCGCCTCGGTCAACTGAGCGGCAAGCGCACGGGCCTGATCCGGCGATAGCAGGATGCTCGCGCCGCTCAGTGGGAAAGGATCGCTTTCCGGCGGCCTGATCGACACGCGAACCGCTTCCCCCACGACGCCGGCCTTGATCTCCTGCGTCAGTCGGACGGTGCGCGTGGTTTCGGTCGTGACCGAAATCGGGGCGGGTGGGGCTTTGGGCGCGGTCATGGCTTTCTCCGGTAAGGGGGGACAGGCGGCTTGCGCGAGCAACGACGCCGCGCATGCACCGGCGGAACGTCGGGCTCTTCATCAGAGCGGGCTGGACCTTGCTCATCGCCCCGCCTCCGCCACGGCGTTGACGGCGTCGATCACGTCACGCAGCTGCTCGATCGCGGCCTCGGCCTGGGCGATGATGGCCTTGGCCTCGCGCGGGCTGATCCGCCCGTCGCTGCGCGCCTCACGCACATGACGCTGCAGCAGGGCGACGACCTCGGTCGCCTCGCTGGCCTCGTCCATCAGGTCGCCGACCGCCGACCGCTCTGACGGCCGTTGCTCGGCCATGGCCGCGCTGACGATGTTCTGGCCGCAGTATTCTTCCAGCGCCATGACGATATCGATCGGCGCGAAGTCCGGCGTGTTGGGCGTGCAGCAGCGCGAGAGCTGCGGAACCGAGTAACGGCGCACCAGATCCTCGCAGGCCTGGCTCGCCTCTTTCAGCCCGCCGCACTCGTCGATCAGCTTGCCGAACTTCATCTTCAGCTGCAGCGGCCTCATGCGCGGCGCTCCGAGGCTTCGTCGCCAGCGGGGGATTCGACCCCGCCGACGACTCGCTCTTCCATGGCAGTGCAAACCAACCCACGGAGAGATCCATGCCGACCCTCAGTCCCAGCCAGAAACTGGAGGCGGCCGAGCGCACGATCGCGGCTCTGATCGAGGCCGGCGAAACCAACGGATGCCCCGACATTCGCGACTGGGCGATAGCCGCCGACGACGACCGATACGGGCTGGACGCACTGGGCGGCGCCGTCATGGGCTATCTGTCCCACCCGCCCGAAGACGGGGACGACGCCTGAACTGATGGCGTTCAAGCCGGCGCGCATCTGAGGGATCGGCATCCGCGCACGCCGGGCGCGCTTGATGAAGCGGAAGGCGTCGTGCTGAACGACGTTACGATTGGCCGCGTGCCATGGCGTGGTGACCAGTTGCGGTCCACTGAAGGCGAGGGTCATGCGCAGCGCTCCGTTCCCGAGACGTTCACGTCGGAATTCTCGGCGCCAGCCGGGAGAGGCGGCGCCAGTTTCTGGCCATGACCTCTGCCCTTTCCGCCGCCGCTCATCCGCTCCAGCCTCAGCAAGGCGGGCAGGTCGACGTCCGGATAGGCGCTCATGATTTCGGGCCAGGCCGCGCGCGGAACGCGGTTCCGGTGCTTCCACACCCCGACGGCGCTTTCGCTGTAACCCGTGTCGCGGGCGACAACGGCGTTGCCGCCTCTCGAATCGATCAAATCAGCTGCGGTGGCGAACATCGTCCGGCCTTACCGCGAGTAAGATTTAACGGCAAGATCGATCTTGCTCGCAGTAAGATTACTCTCGGTAAGATATCCGACATGGATACCGAGTGGTCACAGCTTTCAGAGGATTGGGAGCGCGTTCGCTGGGCGCGCCTTCAGGCTGGTTTTCCGACGGCGCGATCGGCGTCGGAAACGCTATCCATGAAGGAGGACACCTATTCCGCCTATGAACGACCGCCCGAGGCCTCGAAGAGCACGCGCCTGAAGGACCAGCGCGCCATTCAATTCGGGCGTAAGTTCAAAGTTAGTTGGAAATGGCTGCTGCTCGGAGAAGGCACGCCGTTCGACGATGTCCGCTCACCAGCTCAGGATCGCGTAATGGCGGCGATGGCGACGGTTGATGAGAAACAGCAGGAGCGCGTCGCTGCAGCCGTTGAAGCCCTTCTGAAAGCCGGCTGAAAAGCGGACCGACATGCGACTCTTCAAAGGCCTCGACCGAAACCAGGGGGTTGCTCTCGCAGTCATCAGCGCAGGATTGCTGGCAGTCGTCCTCATATTCGGACGCACATCTGAGGATGACGCCGCCAAACTGGGTGGTACCGGACGCTCCTCGACCGACGTGGCGTGCGGATCTCCCACTGACAACACAATGCTGGTGGGCCGAAGCTCGAGATCCGGATTGGTTGTCGACTCCAAGCTGGATGGGCCTAATCTTGTTCTCGTCGTTGATCGCGCGCGCCTTGCGTTGTTGGACTACGCAACAGTCAAAGGCGTCGCTAGGGCGCACTACTGTGCGCTTACGGCTCAGGACGTCTGGCTTCGCGGCGTCGAGTTCAGGTCGAGCCCGTCCGGCGATGCCATAAGTCGCTTCTCGTCGTCGGATCTTCGATAGGCCGTCACAGCGGTCGAGGCGGGCAGTCGCCATAGGTCTCGATGATCTCTGGCTCCATCCAATAGTCGCCGCTTCCGGCCACTGCGAAGACCATAACGCCGGCGCGTTCTGAAATCATGCCGCGCGCCGCGAAGCTGGCTACGCGACGCTCGGTGTAGTGCTGCAGCCGGCTCCGCACATGCCCGCTGCCTGCGCGCCGGTAGGTGGCCACTCCGAATATCCTGTTCATGCGGCCTCCAATCCTTAACGACTGATTCCCGTCCGCCGCGCAGGAGTCCAGCCTGACCGTAGGTGCCTACGACCGATATCGACGTAGCACATCTTACTGGCGGTAAGATTTCGCTTGCGCGGCAAATCTTACTCGCGGTAAGGCTGCGTTGTCCCGCACCGGCGGGGCGGCCCGCCGCGTTGCGTTTAGACGGACTACCAACCCGCCGGTGCGGGCGCCCTTTCAACGAGGAGCGCCCACCATGATCATCACCCCGACGCCCATCGGCGACGCCGAGCACGCCGTGCGCAAACCCTTCGCATTCCCCGCGCCGCTCGACGCCTGGGACCAGTCCGCCGACGAGATCATCGCGGCCCTGGTCGCCGGCGGCATGCACGACTTCGACATCGGAACGGCCGCCGTCATCACCGGGCGCACGGTCGAGGGCCGGGTTCTCGTCCGCATGGATGGCCGGAACTGGAGCCTGCCGACGCTGGAGACCGCGCTGCTGGCCCTGCGCGTCCGGCTGGAGCCCAACCTGCACGGCGCGGATCTGTTCGCCGACGCCTTCGCCCTCGCCAGCCAGGACGCCGAAGGCAAGGTCGCCGCGGTTCATGACTGGTCCGCCGGCATCCGTCCGACCGAGGACCTCGAGTGAGCCCCGCCCGCGCCCTGCAGCCGGCGCGTGAGCGCATCCTGACGCTGGCCGAGCAACTGGACGGGCCATGCGTGCTGATCGACTTCGCCCCCGACGCCTCGGCCCTGCAGCGCACCGAGGTGCTGGACGGCGAAACCGGACCGCGCGCCAGCACCATCGTCCGCAAGATCGCCAGAACCTGCAACGTCAGGGCGGCGACCCTGGACGCCGAGCCCGACGAAACGACGGCCGACACCCACGTCTTCTACGTCCTGCACCGCAACCGCCGCATCGCCCGCGTCTACGGCGTCACCCTGGACGCCTTCATCGACGCGGTGATCAGCGTCGCCATCCTGGACCGGCCCGATCGCCGCGCCGCCAAGATCCGCCGCCTGATCAAGGACGGCCTCTATGAGGCGCCGGACGCCCGGGACGGCCGACTGTGAGCAGCGGCCTGACCCCCGATCCCCGACGCGACTTCGGTCGCCGACGCCGGCCGGCGGCCTCGGACATGCGCCGCACCTTCACGCCGCGCGGCGTCGCCGCCCTGATCGCCGCCGCCCTTCTGGCCCTGGTCTGCGCCCAGCTGTTCGGCGCGGCCTCCCCCTTCTGACCTTCGGAGATCCGCGATGACCGCGCCTCATGTTTCCCCACGCGAGCTTTCACGCCCCGACTTCCCCGCCGTGGTCCACACCTACACCGACGTCCTGCGCGTCCTGGCCGCCGCGACTGACCACACCTCGCAGCCGGACCAGCTGGCCTCGGCGACGCAACGGGTCCTGTCCAATGTCCGCCGCGATGCGCAGAAGCTGCGGGCCGCCGGCGTCATCACCATCGCCGCAACCGGCGCCTGGGTTCTGACGGACAAGGGCGCGCGCTGGGTCCAAGGCCAGGACGTCGCCGCCGGCGCGGTCGCCGCCGGCAGCGAGGCGCCGACCCGCTGGCCCGTCGACAAGATCCGGCCGAACCCGGCCAACCGCGCCGTCGATCCGGCCGAGGTGGAAGACCTCGCCGACGCCATCATCGGCGCGGGCGACATCCTGCAGCCCTTGCTGTTGACCCCGCCTGACGCGAACGGCGTGCGCATGCTCCTGGCCGGCGAACGCCGCTGGCGTGCGGTCCAGTTCATCCAGAACCGCGACACCGAGCAGCACAATGAGAACGTGCTGGATGGCAGCCCGGTGTTCTTCAACCCCGACCTTCCCGAGCCGCTGGAGGCGGGCGTTCCCTTCGTCGAACGCGAGGCGACGGAGGGCGAAGCGGCCCTGATTGCCGTCATTGAGAACACCGCCCGCAAGGACCTCTCGCCCTGGGAAGACGCCAAGCTGCTGAAGGCGGCGGCCGACGGCCTGGGCATCACCAACGCCAGCGAGCTTGCCCGCCGCATCGGCCGGGCGAGGGAAGGGGACCGGGGCGGCCTGCGCGACGTCCAGACGAAGCTGCGCGTGGCGCGCGAAGCGACGCCCCAAGCCATCGCGGCCTATGAGCAGAACGGCAGCTGGGACCAGCTGCGCGACAGCGTCACGACGCCGAAGGCACCGACGATCGGGCAACAGGTCGCTCAGCACGGCGCAGCCGTGTTGAGCCAAACAGGTCCGTCCGATCTGGGGCCGGAAGGGGCGCTCCCAGATGAGCCGCTGACACCCGCTGCAGAACTGGCATTGGTCGAGATCGTATGGGCGATGCTCTGGGCGCCCTTCGACCCGCCGGGGCATGGCGTCGCCGTTCTGACCGACGGCTACTATTACACGTCGGCGGGCATGGGCCTGTTGGTCCGCAATGGCTTTATTGACTACCTCGGCTGGGATCTGGACACGGGCCGCGCCTGTGTCGTCCGGCCGACCGCCAAGGGCATGGCCTGGGCGGCGGAACACTTTGACAGGGGCGCCCCGAACCTGTCCCAGCTTATCGCCTGGCGCGAGAAGGTTGGCATGCCGGCTGGTCGGCGGGAACCGGCGCACGGTGATGACGAAGGGTTCTACACTTCGACCCTGAACACTGCTGCGAAACGCAAGCATCTCCTCACGCCGAAGCCAGCGCCGACTGGCCCTCACGTCGTCAATGGCGTCGATTACGGCAACGCCACCCGCGCCAACGACGCTCGCCGTGCGCTTGGACTTCTGCCGCCCCTGCCGACGCCGAACTATGGCTCAGTCCCGCGTCCCGAAGGGCGGCCCGCGCCGATCGAACCCGCCGTTGAAGCGGGGGACGACGACGAAACGGCCGAACTCTTTCCGGCGTCAGAGGCTTCCACGACCGTCCCCGCCGCACCTGTTCCGCCCGCCGCCGTCATGCGCGACCACCTGGCGTCGCTGGCCCAGGCGCGTGAGCATCCGACCAATGCCGCCCTGCGTCTGATCGCGAACGAACGTCGCCGGCAGGTCGAGGACGAACGCTTCACGCCCGACCAGGACGACGAGCAGAACGAGGATGGCGAGATGGCCTATGCCGCCGCCGCCTATGCAGCCGCTGCAGCGGGCGACCCCGACGCCGCCATGTTCTGGCCGGGCGGTTGGGATCCGCACATGTTCAAGCCCACTGGCGAAACGCGGGACCTGGTCCGCGCGGGCGCCTTGATCGTCGCCGAACTGGAGCGCCGGGCGCGGATGCTGGCCGACACGGCGGGCACGGCATGAAAGGCCCGCTCAACGATCTGGAGTGCGACGCCGAACACGCCGTCGTCCGACAGGAGCCGGCGCCCGGCACCTACGCCCCCGGCGGCCGATGGGAGCGGGTCCTGCGCGCCCTGAAGACGCTCGGACCGCTGAAGGCGTCCGAAGTCTATGCGGCGGTCCGCCGGAATGGCGCGACCACCCACTCCGGCAAGGTCGAACGCGCCAAGGTCTGGCGCGCCCTGGCCGGCCTCGAGGGGCTCGGCTTCGTCGAGATCGAACAGGCCCGCTTCTCCATCACCTGGCGCGGCGAACACGCCCTGCGCGACGGCGACGCCGTCTGACGTGGGCCAGGCCCTCTTCATCCTCCACCGCCTGCTTCTCAGGCTCATCCGCAAGGACAGATTGCTATGACCAAGTCCAACGCCGCCGCCGTGAACGACCCCGTCGACATCGCCATCGGCGCCCGGATCCGCGTCCGCCGCGAGGCGCGCCGCATCACCCAGGCGCAGCTGGCCAGCGCCGCCGGCGTCACCTTCCAGCAGATCCAGAAATACGAGCGCGGCGTGAACCGCGTCGCCGCCGCCCGCCTGCTGCAGATCGCCCACGCGCTGCGGACCACGGGCGCGGATCTGCTGGGGGAGCTGGAAGCCGGAGACCTGGACGCCCTGGCGCTGGCCCGGCCAGGCGCGTCGGAGGTGCTGGAGGCCTTCAACCGCATCGGCGACGTCGACGCCCGCGACGCCGCCCTGACCGTGCTGCGCGCCATGGCGTCGTCGCAGCCGACCCTCCGCGCCGCCTGGGCGACGGACCAATCCGCACGGGCGGAGGCGCACTGACCATGGCGCGGCTGACGGAACAGCAGATCATCGAAATGGCCGAGCGGCGCGAAAAGGGCTGGTCCTATGGCCGTCTCGCCCGGACCTACGGCGTGACGCCCGGCGCGGTCCACTACCAGTGCCTTCGCCAGGGCGCCCGCTCGCCGAACGAGACGGGCCTGCAGGCCCAGGCCAATCCCCGCGTCATCCACCTGGCCAATGGTCGGGTGCAGCGCCGCTTCAGCGCGACCGAGGACCAGAAGATGCAGAGCCTGGCCCTCGCGGGTCAGGGCCCCTCCGCCATCGCGCGTTCGCTCGACAGGCCCCTGACCTCGGTGCGCATGCGCCTGATGGCGCTGGCCCTTCGCCAGGGAGAGGCCTGACATGCGGCGTCCCTGGATCGAGGGGGCGGTGCTGCTCGCTGCCCATGACCTCCCCCTACCGCCGCCCAAGGGCGACGGCCGCGACCGGCGCGGCCGGGCCGCCCTCGCCGGCGACATCGACTACGCCTTGGTCGGCGCCAACCCGCACGACAAGCCGATGGCTTTTCGGGATCTCGACCACCTGGCCCGTCACGTCCAGCGCGAGCGCGGGGAACAGGGCCTGGAGATGACCGACATCGCGGACCTGGAGTGCAAGGGCGATCTGGTCGCCCGCCCCGGCGTCAGCATCTTCGCCACCGACGTCGACGGCCGTCGCGACCGACTGATCGGCCACGCCTGGATGAAGGGCCGGGGGCTCGAACATCTGAAGGCCGCGCTGCGTCGCAACCGCCTGGTCATCCTGGACGACGCCGCATGACCCGGCTCCGTGACCGCCGCGATCGCCGGATCCTGCTCGAGGCCGCCCGCCGTCCCGTCTCGGCCGTCGAGGCCGAACGCATCGTGACAAAGGGTCTGTTCGGATCCTGCGACCCGGCCATCCACGGCCTGCGCACCCGGGCCGCCCTGACGCGTCTCGATCGCCAGGGCCTGCTCGCCCGCACGCCGGACGGCTGGACCGCCACGAACCAGGGCCGCGCCCTTCTCGCCATCCCGGCCGCCGAGGCCGCTCGCCACACCGCATTCTAGAGGCCGCTGATGTCCCACGCCTTTGACCCGATTCCCGACCGCCACCCGCGCCTCGTCGCCTGGGCGGCCGCCATGCGCCGCGCCGGCTGGCCCCTGCGCGAAATCGCCCACCTGTTCAGCATCGATCGCGGCGAGCTGATCGAAGCCGGAGTTGAGCCATGACCGACGTCTACGGAACCGCCCTGACGACCATCCGCGCTGGCGCGCCCGGCCTGTCCGACGCGACGTGCGAGGTCATCGCGCGGACGATCGCCCGCAAGCTGAAGGCGTCCGAAACCTCGCCAGTCCTGCAGGCCGGGGTCCCGGCGCGCGGATCGGGTCACTGCGAGGATGACGCGGCCTGGGCGGAGTTCGCCCGGCAGTATGGCGGGCGGCCGCGCTCACGGCCCGATCTGACTGACTTCGCCCTCGCCAATGGCATCTTCCTGGCCAACCGGAACGACCTGGACCTCATCGTTTGGCAGACGGCCGCAAAGGAGCGGATCCGCTGGCTCAGCCTCGCCCTGGCGCAGGCGGCCTCTGAAGTTCGAAGCGAGAGCGACGCCCGTTCAGGACTGGTGCCTACCCCGAATCCGATTTCGACCGCGCCGTGCGACGGCAAGATGCTGCGCCTTTGGGTCCGCTACCCCGAAGGCGGAAGCTGGACGCCGCTGGACGATGCCCGCGAGAGTTGGAGCATCGGTTTTAACAATCGCGACAACACCGAAGATGATCGTTGGCAGGTCGTCGGTTGGTGCTGGTCGCATGATCATCTGGTCGAGGCAGCCGACGACGTTGAGGTTCTTGGCTGGCTGCCTTTCCATAGCGACGTCGCCGCCGCCCTTCTTCCCTCGGAGGTCGAAGCATGACTGATGAAGAGTTTTACGACTCCGAGATCGCGCCTCTTCTGCTGAAGGCCTCTGAACTATCTCAGGCGCGCGGCTTCGGCTTCGTTGCTACTGTTGAGTACGCCCCGGACAGTTTCGGCACTACAGCGACGCTTCCCGCCAATCATTCCCACGCGATGGCTATCAACCTGATGGCCGCCCGATCGATGGGAAACTTCGATGCTGTCGCCTTCGGACTATCGAAAAGGATAACGCAGAGCGGGTGCGGTCACTCATCCATGGTGCTCAAGTTGATGGGCTTGCCGACCGAGGCCGCAAATGGCTGACCTGTCCCCACGCGACCAAGCCTTCGCCAAGGTCGATCTCATGACGGCCGAGCTGGAGATGACCGCCTCGATCTATGACGGCTTCTCGACGGCGATCGTCGTGAAAGACCAGCCTCGCACGATCGGCCTGTTCCGCGAGTTCGACGACGCCGTCCAGGTCATGGCGCTGATCGAGCGGTCGCGCGGCCTCGCCGCTAGTGCCCCACAGGCTAGCGACAAGGCAACAGAACACCGCCAAGGGAATGGCCTGCGCGCCTCGGGTGGTGATCAACCAGCGCAGGCACATTCGGAGCCAGAGCCCAATGGAAGACCAAGTGCAAAAACTGATCACGAAGGCGGCGGAAGCCAAAGCCCCGGACGACGCAGTGCAATTCTCTCAGGCGGCGCTCAACGTGGCGAACGCACTATTGGCGCTGGCCGACTCGAAGAACTAAGCGGAGGGGCGGCTGAGCAGTCAGCCGCCCTAACCTTTGACGGAACCCTTCCGCCTGCCCTGAACGGCTACAAGCCTGGAGACGAAGTGCGCGTGCTGGAGTCCTGCAAAGGCGGGGTCTACCCGGACAACGACAGCGAGGAAGAGCAGCGCACCAGCCAGCCCGGCGCACGCGGGCGCATCGACAGCATCGCCTTCTACGGTCCTCGCCAGGGGTGGGCCGTTACGGTCGCCATTTTGGATGGTCCGGGCGAAGGCGTGGTCAACGTCTTTGACGAACTGGACCCATCTTTCCCATTCGAACCGTGGGCATCAGGCGCGCAGCTGGCCGACGACGAGGATGAGCTTCTAACCCAGCGCGCGCTTCAGCGAGACAGAGAAACCTATGACGGGGAGGGCGACTGATGATTGTTGTTCGCGTCGAACTTTGGAGCGCCATCGACGGTCGCAAGACCGAGCTCGCCCGCATGCACATCGCCAACGACGGTCAGGCGACGATCGCCAACCCCCGCTTGGGTGACTACCAGGGCGAAACCTTCGTCGGCCGCGACGCCGCCGCCCTGGACAAGGGACGGGTGTCTAAGCGCGGTTCGGTGCGCGGCTGGCGTCGTCACGACTTCCACATCTGGAACCTGGTCGCGGCGATGCTGGCCGACATGGGCTATCGGCAGGGGCGTCGAGATGGCTGACGGATCCGCGCACGCCGTGCGCCGGCGCCTCGATGGCGTGAAGGCGATCGGCGACTACATCGGCAAGCCGGAGCGCTGGGTCTACCAGGCCCGCGAACGCGGCTGGTCCGTGCCGATCCGCAAGCGTGACGGCCTGGGCTATTACGCCTTCCCCGACGAGCTGGACGCCTGGCTCAATGATCCCGAGACCCTTCCGCATCGCCCGTCCTGACCGATCCCGGCGCGGAAGGTGACGCCGCGCGCCTGACGTGTATCTATGCGGCCCGAACAGGAGCCGCCGCGTGGCCAACATCCGCAAGATCTCACACCGTCCGCGCAAGGACGGCAGCGTCAAAACGAGCTGGCGCGCGACCTGGTCCGGTCCGGACGGTGCGCGCCAGTCCAAGAACTTCGAACGGAAGGGCGAGGCCCAGGCCTGGCTGAACGAAGTCGGCGCCGGCCGCATCGGCGGATCCTCGATCATGACGCTGGCCGAGCTGGCCGAGCAGCACATCCGCCACTTCGACGGCCTGGTGAAGATCGGCCAGCGCCAGGCCATCACGCGCGACGGCTATCAGTCGGTCCTGGACGTCCACCTCGCGCCTCACGCCCTGGGCCGCACCCGCCTGTCGAACCTGCGCGCGCCCCAGGTTCAGGGCCTGCTCGATGACGTGCTGGCCAGCTCCGGATCCGTCAACCTCGCCCGGCGCGTCCGCCGCAGTCTGGTGACCTGGTGCCGGTTCGGCATTCGCAAGGGCTGGCTGCTGACCAACCCGGCCGAGGCCTGCAAGGTAGAGGGCGGCAAGCGCGTCGAACGCGATCAGGACGAGGAGTTCGTCATCCCGGAGAAGGCCGTCCTCGGTCGACTGCTCGCCGCCGCCGGCGAAGGCGACGCACCCCTGCGCGACGCCGCCATCGTGCGCCTGCTGATGTTCGGCGGCCTGCGGATCTCCGAGGTTCTCGGCCTCGCCGACGACGCCGCCCAGGTGAAGCCTAAGGGCGGCAAGGTCCGGATCCGCGAGCGTCTCGATCGGCACTATCGCACCCTGGATCCGCCCAAGTCGAAGAAAGGCACGCGCGAGGTGCCGATCGGCGAGGCGACGTCTCTGGCGATCCGGGCCTGGCGTCTTTCGCGCGGACCGGTCAGCCCCTTCGACCACGTCGACGGCCGCCGGCAGAAGGTCCGCGCCGCCGGCCGACTGTTTCCGCATCCGGAATCCGGACAGGGCGTCTGGAGCTACAACGAGTTCTTCCGCGAGTGCTGGCTGCCCATGATGCGCCGCGCCGGCCTGGTCGACATGCTGCCGGACAGCAAGGGCAAGAACCGGCCGGTGCCGGCGTTCGGCCCGCACACCCTGCGCCACGTCGCCGCCAGCCTCTGGATCGAGCAGGACGTGAAGCCGAAGAAGCTGCAGGAGCTGCTCGGCCACGCCACCCTGCAGCTGACCATGGATCTCTATGGCCACCTCTGGACCGACCCTGCCGGCGACGACGCCATCGCCCAGGCCAGCGAACGCATGATCAGCGGAGCGTGAACTTGGAGCCTGGATTGACGCCCTTGTCTGGCCTCACCGTGACGGCTCGGGAGTTTTTAGATGAGGTAGCATCCCCGGCTGTCGCGGCTGCCTGTCATGAGCCATCGTCGAAATCGCGCGCTGTCGCTGCCTGCATTGTTCTATTCCATGTGTTGGATTGGGCGGTGCTTGAAGAGCAAGTGACGGAAGAAGACTTTTTGTCTGGATGCCCCTTCGGAGCCGTTCTTCGCGAGTTCGCCCTGGCCGGAAAGCATCGGTCGGTGACGAACTCCGCAGTTCGCAAAGCTAGCGCTACAAGGGGGGCCACTCGACGCGGCTACGGGCAAGGCAGCTACGGAACAGGCCCCTACGGGGCCCCAATAATATTGGCGCAAGCCAGGCGCTTTCCGGATGAGCAGATCCGGTCATGGCAAATGACAGAAGTGCTGAGCGAGGCCCTCACGTGGTGGCAGGCAGCAGTGAAAGCCTAGAAAAGGGGCAGCTTGAGAGTGTCACCGTCGTAATTTTCGAACAGCGGGTCCTGAAGCCCCACGCCCTGATAGATCTCCCGGAATAGAGCTTGGCTTATAACTGCACCCGCCATAGCCCGATCAGCGAGCTCGGTTAGCCAATCCATATCGACGCGCAAGTAGAGGGGCCGATTGGGCTTGGCGGGATCCCACTTTCGGAACTGCAGATGATACTTAGGTAAGACCCCGGCTGGGGCTGACCTCACTTCAAGCCAGCCGTGCGTCAGGAAATTCCGAAACGGCTCTATCGCTTTTAAAGTTGAGCAGATGCCTTCGATTCCTGTGCGGTATGGCCCAAACGGTCCCGCAGCCGCAGCGATCTCCAGCGCCATGGCAATCCGGCTATCAACCGGACGCCTGAACCCTGCGAAATCAGAATACTCCGGAAGAGTTGCCGCCTGATGTCCCAGATCGCCCAGCATGTATTCCATCTGCGCGAAGCTCTGGACGATAGATCCCCGGAGGAAGGTGGCCCTATCTATAAAAATCTTGGCGTCCTGCGGCACGTCGTTCAT